CAAACGCTGTCAGGCCCTGATCGAAAGCGTCGAGGAAACCCTTGGCGGGCTCTCTACCGGAGCAGTACAGTTGCGCGCAGAATGTGGCTCGTCTTTCTTCGCCGATCTGGTGGCCCACAAGGAGGTGCGCGAAACCTACCTCAACACCGCCGCTGCTGCCGATCTGCGCAGCCGGGTGTCGGACGAGGTCAGCTTTGGCGGTATCAACTTCCGCCGCTACCGGGGCAATGCCGCCTTCGGCATCCCGGTCGACAAGGCGGTGTTCTATCCCGAAGGCGTCGAGGGGCTGTTTGAAATCTACTACGCCCCGGCGGATACCTTCGAGACCGTCAACACCTTGGGTCTGCCGCTTTATGCCCGTTCCATTCCGGATCGCGACCGCGACGAATGGGTGCGCCTTGAGATCGAGAGCAACCCGCTGCCGATCTGCACCCGCCCCCAGGTCCTGCGCAGCGCCAGGCGCACCTGATGAAAGCTATCGCCATTGCCCTAGATGCATTGTTCGCCGATGCCAACATCGGCACCGACGCAATCTACACGGATGGGAGCGGTTCTCCCGTTCTCGTCCGTGTGGTGGCGCGTCGCGCAGACAGCGTCACCGGCTTTGGCGAGGCAAAGCTCTGGTCGGAAACGCAGCACTTTGATCTCAGGGTGAGCGAGGTTGCTGCACCGCGACCCGGTGCTCGGATCGAGATTGAGGGTGAGGCGTTCCTGATCCAGGGCGAACCGGTGCGGGACCCGGATCGGTTTATCTGGAGCATTGAGGCCAGACCCGCATGAAGATGACCATCAGCTTCTCGCCCGATCTGGCGCGGATCATGGCCGAGGAAACAGAGGCTGCCGAACGCGCTGTCACACTGGGCGTCACGCAAGCAGGCGAGCGCCTGAAATCCGACTGGCGCGCGCAGGTCACCGGGGCTGGGCTGGGGACAAAGCTGGCCCGCACCATCCGCTCAGCGCGTTATCCAAAGCAGGGCACCAGTATTGGGGCTGCGTCCCTGGTCTGGTCGAAGGCCCCGCAGATCGTTGGTGCCCATGACGAAGGTGCGCCGATCCGCTCGAAAAACGGCTTCTGGTTGGCCATCCCGACCCCGGTGGCGCGCGAGCGCATCCGGCGTGGGCCGCTTGATCCCGGCATCTGGGAGAAGCGCACCGGCATGCCTCTGCGGTTCATCTATCGCCGTGGCGGTCCGAGCCTGTTGGTTGCTGACAACGTCCGGTTCACGAAGTCGGGCCGGATCCGCGAGAATGTCACCCGCCGCAAGGACGGGACCAGCTATAGCCGTCTGGCGGGGCGGACCATTGTTCCGATCTTCCTGCTGGTGCCGCAGGTGAAGCTGCCAAAGCGGCTCGATCTGGAGCGGGATGCGCGGGAGGCAGCGGCGGACCTGTCGGGGTTGATTGTGGCGAACTGGGTGGATGGGCAGAAAATATAGGACTGTCATGCGCATGTAGGTGGCAGGGATCGCGCTCGGGCCAGTCGTCTTGACGGGCGTTCAGCCCATTTCGGTCAATCAATGGCCAGAGCAGTTCTGTACGTCAATGACGCCAATGGGATAAGCAGAGAAAAGACCTTAGCCGGGGAACAGCGAACCTTGTGCCGTCGTGGTCAACCCAATTTGGAACAGTTTTTGGACGGTTGTTGGACCAACTCCCGGTAGTTGGCCCAACTGGCTTATTTGAAAGACCGTGCCGGAATGCATCGCATCAATGATCTTTTGCAGCGTGGCCTTGTTGATGCCGGTCGAACGGGAAAGCTCGCCGAGATCTTGAGAAAGGACAGCCTTCTCGACTTGTTGGTAAAGATCGTCATGCGCTTCGCGAGAATACTCATAAATTTCAACGCTGATATCCGGCAGCGGGTCAAGATATTGCCGCATAATTTGCAGTGACACTTCTTTGGCCAAGCCACCTTTATCTGCACCCAGAAGAGGAAAGGCGATAGATGTGATGCCCTTAGTACGATACGTTGCAGCGAATTTCTGAAGTCCAAGCTCTAGGTATTTTGGCTTTGAAGGATGTTTCCAGTGATCCTTGGTCGGAAAGTTAAGGATCCATTGGTTTTCGGCCCGATACAGCCATAGGATTCCGGGTCGGATCTTTTTCTCTTCGCACAGAGTAGCATACTTTTCGAACATCTCAGGTTGTCTGAGCCGAAATTCGAGCGCAATCCCGGCCCCCATGACACCAACGCAGTTAATAGTGTTAACAATCGTTTGGGCTCTTGTCGCAAATATATTTCCCTTTATCATCGTCACCGTCATGCTTGAATCACTCGTTCATTTAGCAATGGCCCATCCGAAATATGATCGTGCCGCACCCGAGGAGGAAAAAACAGGTGCCCGCTGGTGTGGATGTCCGGGTGCCTCGACCCATGAAGCATAGCGCGAACTTCCGAGGCAGTCCGGTCATTGGCTGTATGTATTGCGCTGAATTGAGTGGTGTCAATGTGTTCGGAAATCAGGCACTCGCTCATCATAAGTTGTTTGCTATCAATATTGGTGATGCCGCCGCTGGACCAGTTTTCTGCCCGTATCCTGTCCCAGCGAAATTTTTCAACATCCGACAAACAGTAAGCGAATTTGCAGTCGTTCGCTGCGGCGTTCTTTTCTGAGAAGATTGAAAAATCGCTAAGGCACGCTTCGGGTCTGACCTCAATGAGGACAACCCGGTCCAGGAATTCGCATTGCTTTTGGAACAACATTGCGTTTCTGGGATTAAAGTATAGCGGGACATAGTCATGTAGGGGGCGATTGTGGATAGGTTCGGCTCTAGAACGGCGAGCGTTCACCTTCGCATTGCTAATGTCCAAGTATTCCGGTGCCTTGTCGTGGCAAAAGAGCCCTAGTTCAACAATGCTTCTGAGGTTCCGAATATGGGTCATATGGAACAATCTGAAATTGCAACGACTGAGAAGCTCCTCTTTGAGATGGATAAGCCTGTCCCGGATAAGCGTTGGATTCCAAGCGACGAAGTGCCCGCCGTCTTTGGCTTTCAGGTGTATCCCATAGTTGTTCCCGTGCTCGGTTAGTTCAAATTCTCTGTTGGGCTTAACGATAAGCCCAACCTGAATAAGTTCATCAAACAATAGAGGTTTGCCCTTTATTCCGAGAACCCGACCTAACTTACTGGTTGACAGGAATAACGGTCGCGGGGATTGGGCGGCGGGAATTTTGGCAGGTAGCTGGACCGGAGCGCAAACAATTGGCGCTGGTGCGGGAGCAGGCTCGGCGGCCTGTGACAAGGGAACTATTTTGCGAGGCGGAAACCTGTGGCGACGTGAGGAAGGTTTATTGTTTTCGCTACCAAATATTTCGCTAACGACGCCAGCGGCTACTACTCCGAGAATCCATTCTATCAATGTGGCAGCTCCCATCTGATCGAAATGTGATCAGTTTTCGGTATATGGGTCTTCCGGCTTTTTTTGGTGGCAAGACAGTGGCAAGAGTTTGTCTGTTTGGCCTTTCGTCGGTTGTGGGTTGTTATCGCATTTTCAGCCGCAGCGACTGGCCGCGAGCCACCCTTCCATCCATAGGTAAGAACATGCCCACCACCCGCGAAACCATCCTACAATCGCTGCACGCGCTCCTGCAAACCCAGCCCGCGACTGCGCTGCGTGGCGAGGTTCTGCCCGAGCGGATCCCGGCCGCTGGCCTGCTAATCCTGCGCGACGGCGACCCTGGAGACCCAGAAGTTCTGCTCTCGCCGTTGCTGTACCTCTATGACCACCGCGCCGAAATCGAAGTGATCGTGCAGGCTGGCGACTCGACCACGCGCGACGCAGTCCTGGACATTTTACTGGCCAGCATCGGAACGGCCCTTGCCGCCGACCGCACGCTGGGCGGCCTCTGCGACTGGGTCGAACTAGAAGCCCCAAAGCCGGTCGATCTACCGATCGAAGGCGCGGCAACTTTGAAGGCCGCGGTCGTTCCGGTGATCCTGACCTACCCCACTGCGGATCCGATCGGATGAAGGTGCCAGCGCCTGACGTTCAAGTTGGCTTTTTGACCGCACAGGTCGAGTTCACCTGAGCACCGCTTTCAATGCACAGTGTTTCAGAGAAGATTTCGCCGGAGACTTTTGCGGTGGAATGCAAATTTACGACGCTGCCGAATATCTTGCCTTTGAACTGTCCTTTGATTGAAACTTTAGCAGCGTGCAGTTCGCCGTCCACCGACCCGCTTTCTTCGATCACGATCGCATCGGCGGAGACCTTTCCATCCACATGGCCAAGCAACTCGACAAGACCGGGAACATGAAGATCGCCTGTGAGTTTTGATCCCGCCGTGAAGTGGGACCGCCCACCTTGGGCGCTGGCGGCCGGTTGGAAACCTGGCGTGTCGGTGGACTGTGACATGATCGGGGATCCATTCGGGCTAAGTTTTAGTCACGCCCGGAGATGGGCAGATTACTCTGCCCAAGACTAAACGGTCCGGGCGTTGAATAGAAATAGCAATAACGACTTGGAAGGAAACAAGACATGGCACGCGCACAAGGAGCGCGGGCGCAGATGGCGCTCGCGTTCGAGACACTCTATGGCACCGCCCCGGCGGGCGGATATTTCCGGATCCCGTTTGCAAGCTCATCGCTGGGGGCGGAGCAACCGCTGCTGAACTCGGAACTTCTGGGCTATGGCCGCGATCCACTGCCGCCGGTGAAGGACGCGGTGACGGCAGATGGTGACATTTCCGTGCCGATCGATGCAGAGGCCTGGGGGATCTGGCTGAAGGCGGCGTTCGGCGATCCGGCCAGCACAGGCACCGGTCCCTGGACGCATGCGTTCCAGTCCGGAAGCTGGGCCCTGCCCAGCATGGCCATCGAGACCGGCATGCCCGAGGTGCCGCATTACGCCATGTACACCGGCTGCGTGCTGGACCGGATCAGCTGGCAGATGGCACGATCGGGTCTTCTGACCGCCACCGCCAGTCTGATCGCTCAGGGCGAGACGGTGGCAACCAGCAGCGGCGCCGGAACCCCGGCCGACTGGGCGCTGAAGCGCTTCGGGCATTTCAACGGTTCAATCGCACGGGGTGGCACAGCGCTCGGCAACGTGGTGTCGGCGGAGATCACCTACGCCAACAATCTCGACCGGGTTGAGACCATCCGCAGCGATGGACGCATTGATGGCGCTGATCCTTCCATCGCCGCGCTCACTGGCCGGATCGAGGTGCGTTTTGCCGACCAGACATTGCTGACCCAAGCCATAAACGGCGATCCGGCGGAACTGACCTTCGCCTATGCACTTGGGTCGGGTGAAAGTTTCGAACTGACCGCCCATGCGGTCTACCTGCCGCGCCCCCGGCTGGAAGTTCAGGGCCCACAAGGCGTGCAGGCGACCTTCGACTGGCAGGCCGCCCGCGATCCGGTGCTAGGCCGCATGTGCACCGCCAACCTCATCAATGACGTGGAGGCTTACTGAGCATGCTGAGACTTGATCTTTCAAATGCGCCGCACTGGCTGGAGCTGATGCCCGACCTGCGCGTACACCTGATGCCGCTGACCACGGCGCTGATGGTGGCTGCGCGCAACACCGCCGCCGTCACCGCACTGCCAGTAGATGTCAGCGACGAGGAACGTGCACTGGTTTTTGCCAAGGCCATCGCAAAGATCGCAATTCTCGACTGGGAGGGTGTCGGCGACACCGACGGAAAAACCATCAAACCCAGCCCCGCCACGGTTGACGCCCTGCTTGATATTTATCCGGTCTTC